TTAAATTACCACCAGGAGCATCTACATCTCTGAACTCTCCAGGTTGAATAGACTGTGCATCATCTCTAATTCTAATACCACGCATTTTAAATCCAGCAGGTAAATTAGATAAGGTTCCAGCATCGAGTAATTGTCTTAATGCAGATGTAGCAGTTCTTGATAAACCACCAATCATATGAATTAAACCAAAACCATAGAAACCTAAACCAGGTAAGAATTTGAAATGTACAAAGTATTGTATTTTATTTTTCTTTGGATCTCCTATTTCATAATTTCTTCTAATGGAAAGAATCTCACGTGATCCATCTTCTAGGGTTACAATATATGGAAGTTTAATTCCTGACGGCTCACCAGTCTCTGAATTTGCATCTTCAAAACCTTCAAGATCTAAATTCACATGACATTCTAATAAAGTATATACATCTTCATTTCTTGATTTAGAAATACCTTCTAACTCTCGTTCTTTTTTCTCAACGTCGCTTTCTTTGTTTTCAGGTTTAGCTAATTCAATGTCTCGATAGAAACCTGCGACTTGTTGTTTTCTTAATTCGTTTTCAGAAATTTTTACACGATGAATAATTGCTTCCGCATCATCTAATGAGGTAGCTGTATACGGAACAATTAAATCATCTGCAGGAACGAACTTTGATACCGCTCGTCCTTCCACTTCATCGTAGTATACTTTTTTAAAAGTAGAACCTGCGAGTGGTAAGTGAAATAACATAGAATCAAATTCTGGTTCATATTCTTTCATCTGATCCATAATTTGATAATTCATAAAATCTTTTACACGACTAGCTTGTTGAACTTTTTCTGGAGTTTGAATTCCAAGAATTTGAGTTCTAACAGGACCATCCGCTGGAAGTAATTCTTTATAGGCTAAAGCTTGAAATTGTGTGACTGCTTCTGCTAAAACTGGATGCGTTGCGCCTGAAGCTCCTTGAAACGGTTCTGTTCTTTGATCGTATTTAAAACCTAATAAATCTAAACCTTGAGTATATGTTTTCTCCCAATCTTTTCTTGAGGAAGAATAGTCCATGTATTTTTGGTTCAAGTCTGAACCCAATAAAGCTAAAACATTTTCAGGTAAAAATTCTGCTAAGTTAGCGTAGTGGTCATCTCCACCTTCAGGAGAAACGGCACTAGGATCGAAGTTGATTTCAACTGATCCATCTTCTAATTCGGTTGTTTCTACATCTCCAGGTTTTTGTAATTCTTCTTGAACTTCTTCTACTAAAGTTTCTTGAATTTCTTCTTGACCAGGAAGTGTAATTTCTTTTCTAGGCTCGTTTGGTAGAGCCTTGTCCATATTGTCGTCTGCCATTTATTTTCTCCGTAAGTTTGATACTTTTAACAGTATTATAATTAATATTCAAGCCCTGACTGGTTGGCCCCGATTTAGGTGGAACTGTCTTAGTTAATCGTTTAGTCATTATTCATTTTAGGAAAGTATTCTGCTGCAAATTGATTAATGTTCATTCCAGTTTTTTTCTCTCCTCCTGCTTCAATAAATTTACGTGTGACCATTGACCAATAGTTAGAACCGTCTTTAAAATTAACTCTGCCTCCTGTTGCATATCGCTCTAAATCTTTTTGATAAGCCTCAATCTTTTTAGAAGCCATAATTCCTACATCACCAAATAAAGGTCGAACAATACTCATATATTTTTCTTTAGAGATTTCTCCGTTGTCTAAAGCTTTCTTAGAATATTCACCTACTAAATTAATATATGTTTTTGGCGTTAATGCTTTAGCCATGTCTGGTGTATTTAACATGTCTAAAATTTTAGAATAGTTTTTTGGTTTTTTAGGTGGGACTTGATCAGGCATTACAGTACTCCTGCAATACCGCCCTTAGCTCTTTTTTGTTCTTCTTCTTTTGCTTTTTTAATTAGCTCTTTGATTTTCATTATATCTAAATCTAAATCTTTTGCTTTTCGTCTGCTTGGAATATCTGTTGCTTTTTCTTCTCTAATTTCTGCTTGTCGTTCTAATCTTTCAGGTTCATAGATTTCTGCAGAGCCTGCATTAGCAAATTTAGTTCTCATGATGCCGCCACCCATGGCTTGACTTCTTGCCATTCTTAAAAACTCATCAATTGACATAACAGGTTGACCTTGTTCTTCAGCATCATATTTATATTTTTCATACTCATCAACGATCAATGGATCATAATTACCTGGTTCATATTCTGCTAATTTAATAGATGGAGCTTTTCTTTTTCTAACTAAATCCATATCTGGATCTGGTGCATTGTTTTGCAGCCATTCATTAAATGTTGTATCTGGAGAAATTATTCCATCTTCAAGATCGTCCATGTAATCTTGGTAAGACGTGTCATCACCATAACCAGGGCCAAAAGCCATTTTTTTTGATGGAGCTTTTCTTCTTACAGATTTTTCTTCTAATTCTCTTTTAGCTTCTTCAATTGCTTCTTGTAGACTAAAACCATCTTCCATAAACTCATCTACGAGTCTCATGAATTCTTTTTCATTAGCATCCATTGATGCTGTTTTTTTCTCAAGACTCCTGATGCCTGATGCCTGATTCTCAACAGGTGCACCTAGTTGTTTTAATAACTCTAAATATTCATCAGTAGGCATGTCCTCTATTTCAGGTGGCATGTCATCATCTGAACCAATTGCGTAATTTTCTCTCATCATTTAATAATACACCTTTTGAGGTCTCTGTAAAGGTTCATCTTGATAATCTTCAGGATGTCCTATTAAACCTCCTTGTCTAAAACGCATAATTGCTTGAGTGGTACTATCCACCAAGTCATCATGATCTCCAAAAGGAAACGCAGCACATTCTTCAATAACGTCTTGTGCAAACTCCATTTCCGTGGGCGCCCATATTCTCCCTGATTCAAACAGAGGAGAAACACTGTTAACTCTAGTATGTTTATCATTTCCTTTACTTGGTGTAAAGTTTAAAACTGGAATACCCATTTTTCTTAGTTCATAAGTCAAAGGCAATCCTGAAGCTTTAGATTCAATAATAACTGTTTCAGGTTGCCAATAACCATATTGATCTAGAGCCACTCTTCTTAATTCTGGAAACTCATATCGACCTTTAATTGCATCAAGCAACAGGAGACAGGCACCAGAGTCTTCACTAGGATGAAACACGCCCCAGGTAGTAATTGCAGAAAAGTCAGCGGTTTGTTTTTTCATAAATGCAGTATCATAAGATTGAATGACGTGTTCCAATGGAGGAAGATCCCCTTCCCATTTTTGCCACCATTCTCTTTTCAAAAGAGCTCCTTCTTCAGAAGTTGGGTTTTGCATATATTGTGCATTCCACTTTGAACCAGGGATCGAGGCTTTGACTGCTTGTAAATCTTTTATGTTCCAGTATTCAGGCCACAGGGGTTTTCCTGAAGGCATGATTGCAGGAAACTGAATTACTTCCCATTGATCAGCTTTAGGTTCTTTTTGTGCATGAATTAATCTTCCTGTTAAATCTTTTTCGTTCCAACGAGTCATAACGATAACAATCGTTCCACCAGGCTGAAGACGTTGACGTGGACCTGATGTATACCATTCATAAGTTCTATCTAATGCTTGTGCATTCATTGCATCTTGTTCAGTGTGTGGGTCGTCAATAATTAATAAATCGGCACCCCGTCCAGTAATTGCAGATCCAACACCAGCAGCATAATATTCTCCACCTTGTTGTGTTTCCCATTTACCTGCAGCTTGGGAATCTTCTTTTAGTCTTGTTTGAAATACTTCTTTGTACTCAGGTGAATCCATAAGTTGTTTTGCTTTACGTCCGAACCTTACAGATAATTCTGTAGTGTTAGTAGATTGAATAATTTTTAATTTAGGATTTCTACCAACCATCCATGCAGGTAATAAGTAAGATGCAAACTCAGACTTAGTATGTCTAGGTGCCATGTTGATAATAACACGTTTAATTTTTCCATTTGCTATATCATTAAATTTTTTAGCAACTCTTTTATGATGAGCACCTTCCACAAAATCTGGCCAAACATGTTTAACAAAAGCCATGAAGTCATCTCTAATTGTGGTTTGTTTTTTCTTTTCTTTCCACTTAGACATATAAATAGCTAATTGTCTTTTTACATCAGGTGGTAATTTATCAAACTTTTTTAACTTATCTATATCCATAAATGCATTCCAAAAAATTTTCTAAAAAATTTTTTCATATGTGTTTTTAAATCCCAAAAAGTATTTTACGGCTTTGAATATCCAAAACTTGGCAAAATGTCGCACCCTCGGGACCCCTTTTTGCTTGACAGTATATATGTTTATTTAAAAATTTCAAATTTTGGAAGAGGCCTGGTACCTCTATCGAGGCACCAGGTTAACAGAACTAAACTGCCCAACGTTTGAGGGCTTGTTTCTTTATAAGGATAACTGGACCTAATACAATGTCATCATATCCCCATAAATATTTATCTTTAGTAAATGTCTCACGCCATAACTTTGTAGCTTGTTCATTTACTGGTAAACCTAACAACTTACCTTCTTCATTCATAATCATGTAATCGCCGTTAGGGAATTCAATACCTTGAACCATGCCACCAACAAACTGTTGAGCCGATTTTAAATCTGGCTCATGTTTATTGTCTTCTACTATTTGAAATTTAGCTGTTGATTTTAGTTCCATGTTTCCTCGCTTTCTATGTGCCTATTCTAACACGAATAGGCACAAAGGTAAATGGTCAATCTTGTCACACCTCGGTTATCTTTGTATCATAATAAGTATATCCATAACTTGTTGTATGTTTAGTTCGTTCTGGATTTTCAATAGGTGTTTCAAGAGCCTCGGTCCTCGGTGCAATGGCTCTTATTTGTGGACCATACTCATTCCAAAAATCTTGTTGACAATGATGAGAACAAAAATAATTCCAAGATGATTTAGCGTTCCAATAATTATTGGTTTTTATTTTTCTAGTTCTTAAAACTTTGGAACCCTTAGTACCTCGCACTCGATCTAGTGTGTGTTTTGTATGACAGTCTGGACCATGACACCAATTAAAGTCGCTCATATTTTACTCCCACTCCTTTTTCATTCGTTTCATTTCGGAATAAAGTTCGTGCATATGTCTAGTATCACAACTTTCAATCCACCTTACCAACTCTTGACGCATTGATTTTTGTTCTTCATAAGCTTTCGCTCTATTGCTATCAATAACCTCGAAGTGTTCTTCTTTTAGTTCTGCCATATTATACCTCATTTATAAAATAATTAACTGCTGTTGTGTATCGGTTTCGATATGTATCAAAAAAAGTAATACACTTGTCGCCTTTACTTGTAACCCACTCTTTAGATTTATCGTCAAACTTTCCAAGTCTAACTTGGAACTTGTTATATTTTTTCATGAACCAACCAACTTTTATATTTGTGTTTTCTTTTATCATACTTTCCTCACTTTCTTAATATAGGACTATCCTATCATGGATAGTCCTATAAGACAATAACTAATTTGTCGCAGTCTGTTGCATTTGCTGTCTTGCAATCGCAATCTTTTGTTTTCTTGTTAAGACTTCCTTATCTTCCAAAAGACTAGCCAAATTTTCTGGGCTATAGATTGACAATGCTGTTGAACTACTATCATTCATCATTGTTTCATTTAAGACAACACCAACTTTATCAGCTAATTGTTTTGCTTGGTCAAAAGTACGATAAGATTTTAAACCTAATCTTACTTTTTGCATTTTGTCCTCAACATAAGAATAAATTTCCTCATGTGCTTTCTTGACTTCATCTGCTGATTGAACATACATTTTAAAAAATTCTAATGTATTTTCATCAACTTTAAATTGTCTTGAATGACAATAATTAGAACCAATAGTCCATAATTTAAAATCATTGTCCCACTCATCTTTGGGATAAGATTTATTTCTTGATACATCATTCCTTGAATGAGAAAAGCCCAAATAATTATTTACTGCAGTTTCATCAGCATAATATTTTGGATTTCTTTTTGAGTAATCTTCCTCAATAGATAAATGAAAATCAGGGTTCAAACCTTTTGCCCTCATCTCATCACGATAATAGGCTCTTGCAAATTGTCTACCCATATTAAATCTAACATGGGTTTCCTGATTGTCTTCATATTCTCTACCCTCATCATCAACTTTAGTAATTGGACTTGAAACATAGAAACAATTATCTTGATACAATTCGCCACCTGCTCTACTATATTTGTTAATCATTGATCTAATTGTATCAATGTCCTCTTGAGGTTGATGATATCTTACAACTTGTTCAATCTTCTCTTTTGCTTTCTCTCGCATAAGATCGTATTGTTCTTTTGCTAGTTTCAATTTATCTTTTATTTTATTTTCATAAAATAATTGAAATTGATCTGCAATTACTTTTCTTTTTTCTGCATTTAAAGTTATCTTTTTCTGCATATATTTTTCCTCGCTTTCTATTTTTATATTACCAAAAAATTGTGGCAAGATTTTGTCTTGCCACAAAATAATTTATGCAACTTCCTCATTTAAAATTAAAGGTTCTTCGTTGCTTGTTAAATACTCATCAACTTTATTTAAGTGATAAGTAATGTCCTTGTCCTCATTTAATTGTTCATAGGCTAAAAGTTTTCTGGTAGCCTCTTCCAAACTAAATGCTTTCTCTTTCATAATTTCATAAGTAGAAAAATTTCTATGTTGCCAATTATTCTTTTTGATTATGAAAAATTTACTTTCTGTACTCATACTTTCCTCACTTTTTTATGGTTTATTTTAAAGATATTATTAATTAAAAAATCAGGAATGTAATAGTCAACATCATCTATAATACTTTCACTTTCCCAAATTTCTTTGGCAAGGTTGAAAGAATGTGGAACAACATTATATATTGCACTACTGATTTTTATATTTTCTTTTTTAACTTTCATGCTGACAGAATATAAAAACATTGTGGCAAGAATATGTCTAAACAAAAAATAATTTTGGACAGATTGACGCACCTGCGACATATTGTCGCACCTTGCATTTTTTTCTTGACTTGGCACTTTTTGTCGCACCTAGACTTATGACATACTTTTGCCACAATCCTATATTATTATATATTTATTAATTTAATTTACTTGTTTAGATAATTAAATTGATGCGATCAGTACCTTGCTGACTGAACCTTTTGGTATCGAGTTATGAGAGGTGCTGATCCCTGGCCCAGGCGCCAAGCAAAATAAAAACTTGAAAAATTTCAAGTGAGTAATTAAGTAAGAATTATAAAGTGAGGAAATTATTATGACTAAATTATGTGCAACATGTGAAACACCTTTATTAAAAGAGGAACTACCTGAGAATAGGATGCCTGTACCAATCCCATTCCATCCGATGCCCCATGAATTAGAATGCATGGTGTGTTATTTTAAACGAGCGGATCTTGACGGTAAGTCTGAAGATCCTGGGCTGCAAGAAGAGCATAAAAAATTTATTAAGCGAGAGCAGGAACTAAGACGTAAAAAATTTTCATAATGCTTAAGAATACAAAAAATACAGCTAAGTTTGGAAAGCTTCTAGAATTAATCTCCAAGCTTAAGATGGACGCTCATGAAAACAAACCAGTCAATCTGCTAACGCTGCAGGCCATAGAAGACAAGGCTGAGTCTCTGTTTATTGCTTACAAAAATTATGTAACACCACAAATGAAAATCAACAGGCAATTGAAATATTTAAAATATAAATCTTTTGTGGAGGGAAAGAAGTGAAGCATCAAGCAACAAGCGACAAGCTGCGACATTTTGTCGCAGGACAATTTGGCAAATTGACAAAGACTCAAGCGACAAGCGACAAGCTGCGGCAACTTATCATCTACCATAAACCAGGGACCAAGGTTAAAAATAGATTCAAAAGAAAGAGGTAAAAATATGAATACAACAGAAGCATTAAAACTAGTGGGCGGTTTAAGTAAGCCCTCAAAGATGCCAGGCTGGGCCTATGGGATACCAGCGGCTGAGTGTAAAACAGGGAAGAAGCTGCAGGAGGTGCCTGGCTCTACTTGTTTTGGATGTTACGCCACAAAAGGCTGTTACGTCTTTCCAGTTGTACAAGCAGCTCAATACAGACGCCTTGAAGCAATCAAGTCACCGCTATGGGTTGGAGCTATGGCGCTATTGATTAATTCAAAAAAATCTAAATGGTTCAGGTGGCACGACTCAGGAGACGTGCAGGACGTTGACCACCTTCTTAAGATCTTTGCGGTGTGTAAGCTCACACCTGAGACCAGACACTGGTTGCCAACACGTGAAGCGTGGACGCAAGACTTCCTGGACCAGGTACCCGAGAATCTTACTTTAAGATTTAGCATGCCAATGGTAGACCAGCCTGCTGCTGGTAGCTGGGCCAATACTTCAACAGTTGTATCAGGTGAAGGCCGAAGCTGCCCTGCTCCTGATCAAAATAACGAGTGCAAGGACTGCCGAGCTTGCTGGGACAAATCAGTTCCAAACG